AGGGTCGGGCGTTTCGGGAACTTCGGTCGCACGTTGCGGACATGCACCGGTCGGCAGATTTCGTCGACGTCGCCGTGCAGCACGATCGTCTCCTCGTCGACACCGGGGATGTCCCGCAAACCGTCGAGGACGTACTCGCGTTGGGCGAGTTCACGCGCCCACGGGTCGGGGTCCTCGTCGTGTGTCGGTAGCCCGGTGGCCTGGACGACGATGAGCTTGTCTGCCCACTTGACAAACCGGCCGATGTTGTCGGAGATGTGGAACGGCTTCGGATGGTCCTGATGGTCGACGTCTGCTTCGACGGCGATGAAGTAGTCGACGGCGTCGTACATCGTCTCCAGACGACAGGTGAGCATGTCGAGTTCGTTGTTGATCGGGAACGTGTCAATGATCACGTCCAGATGTCCTTGGTGACGGTCTTGCGGTGGTCGATCAGTCCGGCGCGCCGCTTGAACGAGATGGCGTCCATCTCGGAGAAATCGACGGCGTGCATGTACACCGGATCTGCCTGTCGAAGGTCCTCGCGTCCGTCGTAGCCGGGGTGATGGTGGATGACGTGCGAATCAAGGCACGGGGTGAACTTCCCCAACGCCTTCGCCAACTGGATGACCTCGACGTCACTGAAGAAGTGGTAATACGCCTCGGCCATCGCCAGACCAGGACCCTCGAGTGACGAACCCTCGTCGTCGATGTACTGGCGGCGGATGAAGAAGTGATCCGAGTGGGTGCCTGCTGCCACCTTCGGGTTGCGGACCCTTCCCGCTTCGGAGTCGTTGGTGCCGACGACGTCGTACCGGTCGGAGACTTCCCTCGCCGCTTGAATCCAGCCGGGGGTGAACTCGACGTCGTCGCCGGTGACGAAAATCCACGACTCAGAAGTGTTGAGGTATCCCTCGTTGATCTTCGCCGAGAACGACGTGCCTCTGGTGGCTTCGATCCACTCGACGCCTGCGGCTTCCACGGCGGCGATCTGCTCGAGGTCGTCAGCGTCGCAGACGTAGTAGAGGGTCGCGGTGCCGTCGTTAGATGCGATGAACGACGTAACCAGCCGCTCGACGTTCCCCGGGCGTTTCATCGCCGGCACCAGCACCGCAACGTCCGTCATCAGCTCTTTGTCGGCCGGTGGACGGGTGTCCATCACGTCTCTCAGGTACGGACGCCAATACGTGTCGTAGACGTGGTCGACGTCGTACTGGAGAGCGAACTCCCGCGCTTCGTCCTGCATGTTGATCAGGTCGGCGTCGTATGCCTTCTCCAACGCTTCAACGACGGCGGAGATGTGGGGGCGTAGATACCACGACTTGTTCGGGCCATCCCAGATTCGATCACCGGTGACCGTCCACCCGGCCCCGCACAGTTCGGATTGGGCCGTGAAGTCGGAGACGATGACCGGCACCCCGCAGGCTTGCGCCTCGACCAGTGGCACCCCGAACCCTTCGCCCGCACTGGGGGCGAGCAGGACGTCGAAGCCGGTGTACATGAGCGCCATCAGTCTCGGGGGGAACCCGACGATGTAGGCGTACTGATTGGTGAACGACACCGCACCATCAGGGAGGCCGCAGGCGGCGACGACTTCGACGAGGTCGTTGCCGGAAAGTCCGCCGTGCTTGTCGGTGTGAATGTGCAGGATGGCGTTCGGATGGTTCTTGTGGAACTCGGCGAACGCTTGGATGGCAATCGAAAAGTTCTTTCGGTCCAGCGGGTCCTTCGACATGCCGACCATCCCGACGACGAACGCCCCGGCAGGAAGCCCGAGGAACTCCCTCGAGGACACCGTCCGTCCGTCCATTTCGGTTTCGAAGGTCGGCTTGTAGACGTTCGTGTCGACCGCCAGCGGGATGTAGCCGGCGTCGATACCGCAACGCTGATACTCCGACTGTCCATGTTGAGACATCGCCAACGGGATGACCGTGGGTGCCCGCTCGAAGAAGTCGGTGACGATCGGCGGGACAGGATGATGATCCACCGGTGCCCAGCCGATCATGTTGAACGCTGCGGCACCGTGACCCGTCAGTGACCAGATGTCGATGAGGCAGATGATCCAGCCTTCGTCGGCACCGAAATGAGATTGGGCATGGGCGTACAGGACATCCTCGCCCGACACGGCCTGCCAGTTCGGGTACAGCTTGACCTTCACCCCGCTACGGGTGGTGTAGGTGCCCATCCCGTTAGCGCCGGGGTGGCCGTAGGTGGCCGACACGGCGACGTCGTGGCCGTCCTCGACGAGACGGTCCACCAGCAGAGCGGCTTGGACGCCGTACCCCGTGAACGATGTGGGGGAGTTGGTGTGCAGCAGGATCTTCATCGGGTCTCGATGTCCCGGCGCTCACGGAGCTCGACCATGTAGCAGGCCGAATCCTCCGGGTCGATGTGGATCGAGAACACCTCGAGCGGCGTTGAACGCAGCGACTGCACATAGTCGTGCAACTCGGTGCGTGGGACGTGAACGACTTGCACTGGAAACCTCCGGCAGATGGATGGGCAGATGTCGGCAGAGACGGCGGGGTGAGCCGAAACCCACCCCGCCGCAATCCCCGTCTGCCGTCGGGGAACTTGGATCAGACGTTCTGAACGAGGTTGTTCAGTCCGCCGACCTGGCGGTGGTTGCCGCCAACCCTCCACTTTCCGCGGAAGGTCGACTCGTCGGTGCCGAAAGCGTAGGAATCGTCGCGTTCGATCATCGGGTTGCCGACTGTGCGGATCGTGTACTGGCTGAAGTCGCCGTAGGTGGCCAGCTTGGCGTTGGAACCCGCTGCGGCGCAGTTGGTGTCGATGTACACCGGGGAGCCGAGGAACCGGTCGGGGGTGCCGTTCTGGAGGCCGGCCGTGAGTGACGGCTCCCAGAGGAAGGCTCCGACTGTTCCGCCTGCTCCGTCACGGAGCTTGCGGATCGTTCCGGCGGTGGAGTCCTTCATCAGCCAGGCAGCGTTCCGACGGTAGTTGTCGTTGATCGAGTACTGGACGTCGATCCACTTCTCCACGGTCGGAGCGATGAGCGAACCTCCGGTGGTCACCGGTGCGTTCGTTCCAGCCCCTGCCAGAAGGGTCATGCCGGTGGGCTCGCCGGTACCGGTACCGACGACGAGGTCGGTGTCGATGACGCGCGCCAGGGCGTAACCCAGGTCTTGGCCGAGGAACTGTTCGATGCCGAAGGCGGCGTCGGACACGAGTTCCGAGGACACCTTGACCAGCTGGCCGTACTTGTAGACCGGCAGGCTCACCTTGCCCATCACCGGGTCGGAACCGGCGAGGAGCGTGCCCTGACCGGAAACCTGAGTGGCGATGGAGTGGGTGACGAGCTTCGGGAGTTCCATGTTCTCGCCCGTGCTGGTGGTGATGCGGGTCGCCCCGATCTGGAAGCCGGTGATGCCGGCCTCGAGCACGTCGAACAGGGACCGGGCCATCGTGGTCGGCACGACGAGCGAACCCGACGTGGCATCCCAGGCGAGGGCTCGCAGTTCGTCCGGGCCTGCGCCCTGACGGATGAGGTCTCGTTCCTTGGCGACACGGGCGATGTCGATGGTGAAGTCCGTCGCACGCAACTCAGACCCGCGTGGGGCGTTGAGCCACTGACGGAACAGATCGACACCGATCTGGTCGTTGCGCTGGGTGCCGACCTCGCCGAACACCGACAGGGTGTGCTCGCGAAGCTCGCTGGCTTCACGCTCACGCGTCTCTCGGATGACGAACTCACGAACCTCGGCGTCGATTTCGTCGATGCGGGCGTCCATGCGGTCGATCTTGGTCTGCTCCTCGACGGAACGCTCACGACCGAGGGTCGCGTCGAGTTCTGCCCGGAGCTGCTCGACGATGCCGAGCCGTTCTGCGTTGAGAGCCTCAACGCGTTTGCGGATGTCCATTGCTTCCTCCTAGGGAAGTCGAAGGGGTAGAGGCGTGCGACGTGGTGGCTACGGCGTGGTGGCCCAAAGGGGCTCCGGGTCCGTGCTCCGGGTTCGCTACACGCTGACCGCTGGGCGGTCGGCGATCTTTCGTGCGAGACGGTCGCGGTCGGCGATGTCCCGTGCGGTGATGGGGTCGAACTCTGGCGCCGGCAGCAACTCGTTGAGGAGTGCGATGGCACGCAGGATCTGCGATTCGTCGATGTTCTCAAAGTCAGTCAGGGACGCCATGAGGTCATCCAGTGACCGCAACCCAGCCGAGGTGGTGGGGGAGGCCGGGAAGGTCACGACGGACACTTCGATCAGTTCGATCTCTTTGATGGTGCGTTCGGTGTAGTCCGAGTTCCATTCGTCGTCCTTGACACGGAACCCGATCGACATCTGATCGACGTCACCCCTTGCCAGTTCCGACCGCAGGGTTTGGACCTGCGGGTTCGCCGGGTCCAGCGAGGGGGCGGAGGCGCGCAGGTGGGGATCGTCGGTGAGGTTGAGGGTGCCGGACTTGGTGC